TTGTTTGAAATTGCTCGTCCTCGACGACGAACAGATAGAGGAACTGGAACTGACCGGCCAAACCGGCGAACTGAAGCTCGACGACATCGCCACGATGTCCGTCAAGGAACTGCGGGCCGCGCTGCGTGAAGAGCGTGCTGAGAAAGAGGCCGCCGAGCAGTTGCTGGCCGACAAGAACGGGCAGTTGGACGAGCTGCGCAAGAAGAACCGGCGTATCAAGACGGTTCCGCCCGATGAAGTGCTGGGCGAACTGCTCAAGGAAACAACCTCGCTGGGGCATGCCGCGGCCGCTCAGATCGAAGGCCATCTGCGGCAGGGATTCGTCGCGATCGCAGACCACCACGAGCAGCAAGGCGGCGATAGCACGGCCTTCATGGCGGGCATCGCGGCCATGCTGCAGGACACGCTCAACCGCATGCGTGGCGAGTTCGGCCTGCCTGACTCCCCCACTGACGCTGGCTGGTCGCCCGACGAGTCGGGCACCGAGGGCTGAGCCAGGAGCACCAGCACCCATGCGCCTTTCGCCCGCCACCGTTGAGTACCTGGTCGAAGTCCATGCCCGTGCCCGCGCCGCCGGACATGGGCAGAAGCAACCCATCTACGACGCCGCGATGGCGCACCTGGGCGTATCCCTTCCTACCATGATGCGCTACCTGAAGGAGGTCGCCGTGACACCCGAGCGCAAACGCCGCGCCGACGCAGGGAGTGCGCGCCTGAACATCGACGAAGCCCATCTGCTCTCCGCATACTTGATGGAAGGCTACCGGGCCAACAACAAGAAGATCCTGTCTGTGAAGGACGCGCTGCGCGAACTGCGCGCCAATGGCGCCATTCAGGCCGAATGGATCGACCCGGCCACCGGCGAGGTCCGCCAGCTTAGCGAATCTGCGTGCATCCGCGCATTGCGAGCTGCAGGCTTGCACCCCGATCAGTTGCGCGCGCCGACCCCGGCAACGTCGCTCGCCAGCCTGCATCCGAACCATGTGTGGCAGATCGACGCATCGATTTCCACATTATTTTATGTGCCACAGGACGGTCTGGCCGACATGTCGCCGGCCGAGTTCTACAAGAACAAGCCTGCCAATTTCGTCAAAATCGCACGGCAGCGCCTCACTCGTTATGTGCTGACGGATCATTTTAGCGGCACGATTTTCGTGCACTACGTGGCCGGTGGCGAGTCCACGGCCAACATGGCGGAATCGTTCCTGCAGGCGATTCAGCAGCGCTCGGGCCAACCGTTCCCCGGCGTGCCGTTGAATCTGATGCTGGACCCTGGCAGTGCGGGCACCGCTGGCGCATTCAAGAATCTGGCACGCCGTTTGCAGATGGATCTGATCGTCAACGAAGCGGGCAACCCACGCGCCAAGGGGCAGGTCGAGAACGCGCACAACATCGTCGAGACCAGTTTCGAGCACAAGTTCAAATTTGCCCATGTGCCTGGCATCGAATACCTCAACAGCCAAGCCCAGCGATGGATGCGCTGGTTCAACAGCACGCAGCGGCACTCCCGCCACGGCAAATCCCGCTATGAGGTCTGGCAGACGATCACCCAGGCTCAGTTGCGGCTGGCGCCGGGCCCCGACCTGTGTCGCGAGCTGCTAACCCACGAACCGGCAACCCGTAAGGTGGATGGGTTCCTGCATGTGGAGTTCTCCGGCAAGACATGGAGCGTGCAGGCTGTGCCCAATGTCATGGTCGGCGAAAAGGTTCTGGTCCCCTACAACCCGTATCGGGCCGATGCCGCCTACGTGGTTGAGCGCGCTGCAGATGGCCGCGAAGTCCTGATCGAGATCCCACATGTCACCCGCGATGACGTCAGCGGATTCTTCGCCGATGCTGCGGTGATCACCCAAGAGTACAAGCGCCCCAAGGCTACACGAGCTGACACGAACCGTCGCGCCGCCGAAGCTGTAGCCACAGGCGCCGATTCGGTAGAAGCGGCGAAGGCCGCGCGCAAGGCCAAGGCTATCCCTTTCGGCGGGCAAATCGACCCCTACAAGGATCTCGACCAGGTGCCGGCGCCGACTTGGCTACCCAAGCGCGGTACAGCGCTCGAGGCCGGCGCAGGCGTCCATACCCAAGACCGCATTCTGACGCGATTCGAAGCGGCCAGCGAGCTACGCCGCCTAGGCGTCGAGCTCACCGTCGAACGAAACGCGCAGATCGCTGCCTGGTATCCCGACGGCGTGCCCGAATCTGCAATCCCCGATCTCAAGCACCGCCTGACCGTGCGCGCGACCTTGCGCGTGGTGGGCGACCAGTAAGGAGGCTTACGCATGTCCATGCAGCATGTCTTGACTGATCTCGAGGTCTCCCAGGCTGACCTGGCCCGTGTAGCCGCGCTCTCGCGCGCGGCCGTCAATCGCCTGGTCAAGACGGGAGAGTGGCCCAAGCGCCGCACCAGCGAGGTCCGTCAGCGCGTTTCGCAGTACCTGCGCAGTCGGGGCGCCAAACCCCTGCAGCTGCGCGCCCTGTTTTCCCAAGAAAAACCCCCGGTCGAGTACGAATCGGCCGGGGGCGTTCCAGCAGCACAACCGTCAGTCGAACCCCTGGAGGAATCCATGCTACTACGAAATCAGACGCTGACTCGCGCAGCGCGCGAGCACTTCAAGCTGCCCCGGTCGCCTTTCACAGACGATATCCAGTCTCGCGCCGACGTGTTCTCGTCGCCCACAAATCGCTACGTTCGCACGGCCATGATGGACGCGGCGCTGTACCACGGCTTCATCGCCGTCGTCGGAGAGTCCGGCTCGGGTAAGTCCACGCTGCTCGAGGAACTGGAACAGCGCATCCAGGATGAGTCGCGGTCGGTCATCATTATCCGGCCGTATGTGCTGGCGATGGAGTCGAACGACCAGCGCGGCAAGGTGCTGAAGTCAGGCCAGATCGCCGAGTCGATCATGCGGACTCTGGCACCCAACGTGCAGATCAAGTCCAGCCCGGATGCCCGCTTCAAGCAGATTCACGATCTGCTCAAGTCCTCGCGTCAGGCCGGCTATACCCACCTTTTGGCGATCGAGGAGGCACACTGCATGCCCATCGCCACGCTCAAACACCTGAAGCGGTTCACCGAACTGAAGAACGGGCTGCAGCGCCTGCTCGGCGTCGCTCTGATCGGTCAGCCGGAGCTGCACACCCTGCTATCCGAGCAGAGTTCCGAAGTCCGCGAGGTAGTGCAGCGGTGCGAAGTCTACGACCTGCCGCCTCTGGATAACGATCTGGAAGCGTACATCGAGCACAAGTTCGAGCGCGTCGGCTGCAAGCCCAAGGAGGTCTTCGCGCCGGATGCGTTCGACGCCATCCGCGCACGGCTGGTGCGGATACCCCGCGGAGGCAAGGCGTCGGACGCCGTCTCCATCTGCTATCCGCTCGTAGTCAACAACCTGATTTGTCGGGCGATGAACGCGTGCGCGGCCAACGCATACCCGATTGTCGACGGCGACGTCGTAGGGAGCTGCTGACATGCAGACCGAACAAGACTTCGCATCCAGCATCCGCATGTGGGACGTCCTGCGCGCCGCGATCAAGCGCGCCTGCCTGCTGAACCGCCTTCGCGTCCTGGCCTGCCAGAAAGCCCAGGTTGAGCGGCACATGGCAACCGCCCGCCGCCATATGGCCGAGGACGAGACCGAATACAAGCGCTGGGCCAGCCAGCACTACGACGAAAAGATGTACGTCCTGCGCAAACTCGCCGACATGTCCAAGGAGGGGTTATGAGAGACGTCAACCCGAAATTCCGGCATAGCCGCGCCGCGGCGCTGCTCTGGACTGCCCTGATGATCGCTGCCGGCTTCGTGCTGGCTGTCTCGCTGGGGCGCTGACATGCAGGCCGAGCTGCCGCTGCGCCAGGATCGGCCCGTCATGCTGGCGCTGCTGATCCACGTCATGGCCACGCGCCATCGCGGCCAAGCGCGCGGCATCAAGGCTCTGCATCTCGCGGCCGAGACCGGGCTGGCGGAGCGCTCGCTGCGCCGGCTCATCTCGGAAGCCCGAAACGAAGGGGTGCCGATCGGCGGCACGCCTGAAACCGGCTACTACGTCGCGCAGACCGCGACGGAACTCGAAGACTGCTGCCGGTTCTTGCGGGCGCGGGCGATGCACAGCCTGCACCTGGAAGCCCGGCTTCGAAAGATCTCTTTGCCTCAGTTGCTGGGGCAAATCAACCTGGAGACCTGAATGCCTACCTACGCCTATTGCTGGGCGTCCGGTCAGATCGAATTCGGGACGCAAGTTCCGGAAGGCGCGATCTGGATCGTCCGCGGCAGGGATACCTCCGTCCGTCATCTGATAGACGCCACCGCCCGCTTGGCCTACGACAACACCACGTTGCTTGTTCCTGGTATTCCCGAGGCCGAGAACCAAAAGGTTGCCGGCGACGCGCTCGCCCGGTTCCTGACCTGGCTGGGCAGCAAGCCGCACCGCGGTATCGCATTGAACAAGGAAAACGCATGACCACCATAGTCGACATCGAACTGAATGCGAAAGCCTACGCGGCGGACCGGGAAAAGCTTTCCGCCATCGCCACCAGCCTGAACGACATGATCGAGGCTGCAAAGCGTCAGCACCTAGTGGCGCTGAAGCGAGCCGTCCAGCGCGCGGCCGAATCCGAGGCGATCCTGCGTGAGGCGGTCACCGCCGCCCCGCAACTCTTCATCAAGCCGAAGTCCAAGGTTTTCCACGGGATCAAGCTGGGTTACCAGAAGGGCAAAGGCGGGATCGACTTCGACGATCCCGAGCGCGTCATCAAGCTGATTCGCAAGCACTTCCCCGACCAGGCCGACATCCTGGTCCAGACCAAGGAAAAGCCGGCGAAGGAGGCCATCGAGCAGCTGTCCGTCGAGGACCTGAAGAAGATCGGCTGCACAGTGCGCGATACCGGCGACGTGGTATTCGTCCGTGCTGCCGACAGCGAGGTCAATAAGCTGGTCGATGCCCTACTCAAGGGCGTGGCCGACGACGCGGCGGAGGACGCATGAACTGCATCCTGGGCTTCCAGCCGCGCTTCGTGCCGTTGGTCGAGGCCGGGCCGAAGCTGCATACGATTCGTCGCCGCCGTGCCGATGGCAAGAATCCCGAACCGGGCGACACGCTTTACCTCTACGCGCACCATCGGTCAAAGCTGAGCCGGCGCATAGGCACCGAGGTCTGCGAGAAGGTCGCAGACGTCCTCGTGCTTCCCCCGTTAGGTCCGATCCCGCAAATCTACTTGGGCGGCGAGCTGCTCATACCGGAAGAAGCGGATGCGTTCTCCCGGGCCGATGGCTTCGCCGACACCGGGGAACTGCTTGCGTTCCTCGACGAGCGTTACGGACTTCCGTTCAGCGGGTTGTTGATCTGCTGGAAGTTCACGCCGACCTACTACCGGGTGCAATGACATGGACAAGAAAACCGCGATCGATAAGATCCATAAGTGTCTGGCGCTCGCCAAGTCGAGCACTGAGCACGAAGCAGCGACGGCACTTCGCCAGGCGCAGGCGCTGATGCGCGAATATGGCGTGAGCCATCCCGAGGTGCTGGCGGCGGGCGTCGTGCAAAAGGCAGCGCTCGCCAGCGGCAACCTCAAGCCCACAATCTACGAAACCAGCTTGGCAAGCGCGGTAGCCCGGTCGTTCGGTTGCGATCTCGTGTTCTCTGCCGGCTGGCGACCTGGTGTCGGCCACGTTGGCAGTTGGGTCATGATCGGCCACGAGCCTGGTCCCGATGTCGCCTCCTACAGTCTGGATGTGCTCTACACCCAGTTGCAGCGCGCCCGCAAGGCGTACAGCAAAGCGACACTCAAGCGCTATGGCAAGAAAAACAAGATTGCGAAGGCTGATGCCTTTTGTGAAGGCTGGGTGAACCAAGTCCGGCTATTGGTGCCGCCGATGGTTCGCACCGACGACCAGGACGCGGAGGTGGAAGCGTACAAGGGCATTCACTATCCGCAACTGGGATCGCTACAGCCCAGGGAGCGCAAGGTCAGTCGCAAGACGGACACATCCGACGACTATGCGTCCGCGCTTGCCGCGGGCCGGTCTGCGCAGCTCCACCGTGGTCTCGGCCGCTCCGGCGCTCCGGCCTTGCTGGAGGGCTGACCATGCAGCCAGTCACCGCCGACGATCTTCGCCGCCGTGAGATCCGCCTCATTCAGATCGCCAAGCGCGACCTGCAGCTGCAGGACGACGAATACCGCGACCTGATGCAGACGGTCACGGGGAAGCGTTCGTCGACGGAACTGGACTGGACCCAGCGCAAGCGGTTCCTGGATCATCTCAAGAAACTCGGGTTCAAGCCGAAGACTTCAGGAACAGGCAGGAAGCGCCAGGCGCCGATCGCGCGGTCTCCGGATGATCGGCACGCCGAGCGCTGGGACAAAGCTCGGGCGCTCTGGACGCTGCTCGCCGAAGCTGGCGCAATCCAACACAACACCGATGCCGCGCTGATGGCCTACGTCCAGCGCCAAACCCAGGTTGATGCCTGGCGCTTCTTAAACGGCTACCAGATCAACACTGTGATCGAGAGCCTCAAACGTTGGTGCAGGCGACTGAAGATACAGGTGGAACATGGCTGATGCGACCGAACTCTATATCGACCGCTACTTCGGGCCAGAATGCCCGGAGCTGCTACAGCTGATCGGGACAGAGATCTTCGTGTCGCTGATGGAGGATCCCTCGCTCAAAGCCCTGGGCGAGGACCGCCTTGCTGCGATGTGCTTCCGGGTGACCGAACAGGTCCGCAGCTCCGTGGGCGGCCCCACCCTGTATATTGCCAAGGGCCAGCAGTACGAGGTTTCCCGCCGAGACCGGCAGATCTGGCAGCAGTTCCGCGGCGACAATTACGACGCAC